AAACTCGTACTATATTTATATGTATGGAAAACGATTTTAAATTATTCGGTGATAAAAACTTTTCAGATTTATCTGAGGAGATATATGAGAACACTAAATTAAAGAAAACTCAGATTGATCTGTTGATTCAAGAGGTTCATAGTTATATTCAAGGTATTGAAGATATAGCTATTGTAGGTCCTATTATCAAAGAACTAATGGATGTTGGAATTAAAAATGATGATAATTTAGTTAAACTAGCTACCATATACCAACGCATAATGTCTAAACAAACCGTTGATGATAGTGGTGTTGGATTACTTACAGAGGCTGAAAAAGAACAACTAATGTCAACTCTTGAAGATGTAACAACTGATTTACAAAAAAAGAAAGATGAAATCGTTGATATGTCTGATGTAAGAAGTAAGTATGGAAAGACATAATGTCATTTCAAAATCCAAATTATACCAATCAAATCGGCGAAGAAAATTTAGATACACAGATTTTACCTGAGTTTACTTTTAAGCATGCTCATGTAAATATAGTACTAAATGTTGGATATGATTTAGAAAGTTATGGGGTTTCAGTAGATAATCCACCAAGTGATCTTTCCCAATGTATATTTATAATTCCAACCTTTGATCAATCAGTAGCATCAAGTGATTTAAAGTCTGCTATATTAGCAAGACCTTTACTAAGAGGAATTTCTGATTCAATAGTTCATGGGGATAGTGTTATTTATACTACCATAGGTAAAATACATTATTATTTAGGACCTTTAAATACTACTAATAATCCCAACTATAGTCCAGATAACATTGTTGGTTCTAATTTAAATCCTAACGGTATAATTTTAGATAAAAGAAAAGAAGACACTTACGGATATCCGAAAAATTATTTTAGACGAGCTATTAATAAAATTTTTAAAAGAAAAAAACAATATCTTGATAGACCTTATGGTGTTGGTATTGGTGAAAATGGATCTAATGTTGATTTAGAATCCAACTTTTCTGATTTACAACTTGAAGGTAGACATGGTAATTCAATACAAATTGGAAGCAGGTTTATTAATCCGTATATACTGATTAATAATAATAACATCTCAGAAAATAATGGTTCGGTTATTGGGATGCTATCATTTGGATCTATTACTGATTATTATAATTTTAATGGATTATCAAGTGATAAAGTAGTTTTAAAATCATATGAAGAAGGGCAAGATGAGTATAAAGGGTATTTAATTGGAATAGGAAATTCTAGTATATCACAAGAAGGTATTCCGTCACAAAATGCATTTAATATAAATTATGGGAATGTAAAACCAACTCCAGAACAACAAACTGAATTTGACCAGGTAATAATGTTTTCTGATAGGATAACATTTGATGCTCAAGAAAATGATTTAACATTGTCAGCATTTAGAAACATTAATGTGGGTGCTGGACAAAACATATCCATAACATCAAAAGGATTCTCACTTATTGAATCTAATAATATTTATTTAGGAGTACAATCTCAAAAGAAAAAAGAACCTATGGTATTAGGTGATGAGTTAAGAAAGATGTTAGAAGATATAACAAAGATATTAAAAAATGCTCATGCTCTTGTACAAGGAGTTCCTGTACCACTTACTGATGCTTTAGGGGTTCCGTTAGGTACGAGTAAGAGTGTTGCACTTGAAAGTCCTATACTTACTTTAACTGAGATGGTGACTCTTTTAGGAGCAAGAACTGAAACTGAAGATAATAATGGAAATATAAATTATGGCAAAGATGGTCCTAAATTTCTGAGTCATCACCATTATATAGAAACAAACAGACCAAAACCAACACAGGAGTAATAATGAAGGTTAATATATTTAAGAAGTTAATAAGAGAAGTAATAAGAGAAGAGTTAGATTATAAATTATCAGCACTTGAAAAAAAGCTAGATGAAGTGTTAGTTAGTAGTAATTCTAATAGCTTAGTTGAAGATAGAGTGCCACAGCGTAACTCATCTCCGACTCAAAAAAATTCAGTTGTTTCAAAAGTTCCCATGACAAAGAACTCTATTTTAAATGATATCTTAAAAGAAACTGCTAATGCAGGTGAATGGAAAAATATAGATAAAGAAGTAGAAGTAAAATCAGTAGTTGACGATACTCAGAACTTACCTGATCATCTAGCAAATGCTTTCACTAAAGATTATTCTGATATAATGAAAAAAGCAGAAGAAAAATCAAATTTTAATAAAGGACCTAGTAATGGGGCTTAAATCCGACATATATGATGCCTTTGTAAAAAATCTTGGTGAAGATAATGTTAATGCTACATCAGATAGTCAAAAGAAAGTTGATGAGTTAGCAGAAGATATATCCCAAGCTATACAGACATTTCTTTTAGCTCAAGATTTTAAAGTTGATAAGTTAAGTGCACCTGTTTTTATACCAGTTGGAAGTGTGTCAAATATAGCACCAATACCTGCACCAGGTCCTCCAGGAGCTGGTTTAGTGTTACCACTTACACCTATAACGTTACAAGGTTCAGCACCAGGTATTCCATTTATAGATTCAACTGCTGATGTAGATGTTAATGGTCGAACTGCTAATGGTTCACTATTGGGTAAAACTGCATCGGATAATTCTTTAGTTAAACTAAGAGTAGTAAAATCGGATAGTAAATAATGCCAATATTAGATAGAAGAAAAAATAGATTTATAGAAGACCAAGATAGTAGGGTATCAGTTGGAATTGATTTTCCATTTGCTAGAGTTCCTGGTGGAGATGGTTATTTTGCAACAACTAAAACAACTATCGATGCTGTAAAAACTAACATAAAATTTTTACTACAAACCAATCAAGGTGAAAGATTATTCCAACCTAGTTTGGGTGTGAATTTAAAACAACTTCTTTTTGAGCAAATGACAGATGATATAACTATTCAAATTGAAAATGAAATAGTTGATACATTTAAAAGATGGTTACCCTTTGTTACTTTAAGTAATATTGAAATAAACAGAAGGGATGATATAAATCAAGTGGCTATAAACATACAATTTAATATAAATAGGACACCTAATGCTACAGAAAGTGTTCAAGTTACATTTGATGGTGTCGGTGGTGGTGCCACATCAACAACAACAAGTAATGGAGCTTACTAATGGCATATACCGATAAACAAAAATTAATACCAACGAATGTAAATTATACAAGTAAAGATTTTAGTACTATTAAAGCTGACTTGATTGAATATACTAAGTCTTATTTTCCTGATACATATAAAGATTTTAATGAAACATCACCTGGTATGATGTTAATAGAATTATCAAGTTATGTTGGTGATGTTCTTTCCTATTATATTGATTATAACTACAAAGAAAGCTTATTATCAACAGCAACTGAAAAAAGAAATGTAAGAAGACTTTCTGAATTTTTAGGGTATAAAACTCCAAACAAGACACCATCAGTTGCTCGTTTAAAAGTTACTACTACCATAGATGCTAATTCCGATGGTTCTCCTGATTATGGAGATGCTCCACAATCAATAGATAGTGGATTACAAATTGCTTCAAACGTAGATTCACAAATACTTTTTGAAACAACTAGTGAAATAGATTTCACGGCAAGTGGTTCTGAAGGTGATTCTATAAGTGCTCCGATATTAGATGCTAATGGTGAAGCTGATTCGTACACTTTAACTAGATATGTGCGAGCTGTATCCGGCCGAACAAAAACAAAAACATTTACTATATCAAGTCCAACTAAATTTTTAGAATTAGATTTAGGTGAGGATAATATAGTTGAGGTATTAAGTTGTATTGATTCATCAGCACTTAGATGGTACGAGGTTGATTACCTAGCACAAGAAAAAGTTTTAAAGCAAACTCATTATAGTGATGATACGACCAGAGATAGTGCTTATGACCAAGGTCTTGGTGGAGAAAATAGTGAATCCCCATCTATTATACCTGTCCCTTATGTTGCTGAATACATAAGAACAAATAAAAAATTTATATCAAAATTTGATGAGGATACACAAACATATAAGGTTTGTTTTGGAAATGGATTATTTAGATTTAGTAATTCAGGTTCAAATGTAGATCCTGCAGAACAAGCTGGTGTAACAATAAATGGAACTAATCTATCTGATATACCTGGTGCTATAGGTTCTACAATAGGTAATAATTTAAACTTAGGTGAAACTCCAACAAACACTACATTAACTTTTACATATAGAGCTGGTGGTGGTGCTACATCAAATGTTCAAGCTGGAGAGCTTACTACTATAAATAATGCTCCTGCTGGTGTTACAATATCTGTGGCAAACGATGAACCTAGTGTCGGTGGAACAGATGGTCAAACCGTAGATGAGATTAGAAATAATGCTAGTGCATTCTTTGCTACTCAACTTCGATGTGTAACCAAAGAAGATTATACAGCAAGAATACAAAGTATTCCAGTAAAGTTTGGTAGTATTGCTAAAGCATATGTGGATAGATTAGATGGTGGTACTCTTTTAGTATCTACTCTTTCATATAACCAAAATAAAAAACTTGTCCAATCACCACAACTTATATTACAGAACGTGGCAACTTATCTCAATCAATTCAGAATGATTAATGATCAAGTTGATTTTGGATTTAATTTAAACGAAACATTGTTTTCGGGCTATCTAATAAACTTTGGTGTTCATTTTAAAGTAAATGGAGATAGGAGATTTAATCCAACAGAAGTTAAATTAAATGTAATTCAAGTGATAAAAGACTTTTTTAAAATAGAGATGATGCAGTTTAGACAATCAATTAATATGAACGATTTACAATATAACATATTAGGATTGGATGGTGTAATTGGAATAAAAGAATTGTTATTATTTCAAGATGGAACTGCTGAATATGCTAGTGGTAGAAAACTATATTATTACAAAGGGGATGGTGAAATTATAGGAGATGATGTTAATTATGGATTTCAATATGGTTTTCATGATGCTCTTGAAGATGGTATCTATAGACCATCTGTTTCTCCTGCTGTATTTGAATTACGAAATCCAAATCAAGACATTTATGGGAAGGTAATATAATGCATAGATATTTTTTTACAACCAAAGATACTTTTATTAATAGTGGTTCAAACTCAATTACGGGTGAAGACTTTAAAGATAAGAACACCGGACAAGACGAGATACTTGAATTAAAAAAAGTATTTTTTGATAGAGCATTTTCTTATCAAACAAGAGTTCTTCTTCAATTTGATGTTGATGAAATAGAAAGTTATATCAGTTCATCTGTTTTACCAAGTGACTATCAGTTAAATCTTAGACTTTATGAGACAGAAGGAACAAGTGGATTAAGTGAAGATTATACGATTGCTGCTTATCCCCTAAGTCAATCTTGGGATGAGGGTATTGGTAAAGAGGGTGATGTTCCAAAAACAACTGATGGTTGTAGTTGGGCATTTAGTAAAAATAATCAAGGTGTGGAAGTAAAATGGAATGCTTATTCATCAAGTATATCTTCTAGTTTAGATTCAAGTGTAGATGATGTAGTTACTACCTTTAAAACCTCTTTTGTAGATGGTGATCAGATATCTGAAGGTAGTTTTATAGAAGATGACGAAGCAACTCAAGTATTTTCAGCAGAATCTCCTGACCTTAACATGGATATTACGACTATTGCTAACAAGTGGTTTGGTGGTGTTAATGAAAATTATGGTTTAATGTTAAGATTATCGGGTAGTAGAGAAACATCTTCTACTAGTTTTGAAGACCTTAAATTTTTCTCAAGACAAACCAATACA